GACTTGATCATAGTCTTGACCAGCCGAGACCTTCGGGGTCACGCCGACCAGCAGACCGGCAGGGCTAACGCCCGAGACGGCAGCCATGTCCGACAGCACCGAGGTGTCAAGGTATTCGGCAGTGTCCTCAATCATGGCATTACGCAGGATGCCTTCGAGGTCGCCAGTCGAATAACGCACAGCTTCCTTGGTGGCATGGGTAATGACGCTCATCAGGTACGGAGGCAGGGTCTTGCTGGTGAATTGCAGACCGCGAACCACAGCCGGAGCACCTTCAGCGCGATAGGCAGCAGCAGCTTTCTTGGAACGGTCGCGCCAGATGAACTTAGCACCGGCCCAGTTGTTAGCACCGAAAGACACTTGAAAGAACGGCAGACGGGCAATGACCGAAGCCGGACGCAGGTCATCCATAAAGCCTTGCAAGGCAACCGGCTGAACCAGCTCTTGGACATAGCCAGGAACATTGGTTTGAGCCGGATTCTGGGTGGCTTTGCTTACCAGGTAATCTTTGAAGGTATCGTCTTTGCTGTAACGCTCGGAAACGACTTGCTCGACCGACTTATTCTGAACCGAGGCAGCCAAACGGACGGCAGCTTCACGGTAGAAAAAGGACTTGGCATCGTCATGGCTGCCCAAGTGCTTGGACTGGACAATGGCCGGAGCCTTGGCAGCAAGAGCTTGCTCAGCAGACTTCAGGCTGGCCAGACGCTTGGTGATGCTTTCGACTTCGCCCGACAAAGAGTCGGACTGAATCAGCAAGCCATCGTCATCAGGGGTTTGCTCGAGGGACTTCAGCACGCCAACCAGTTGGTCTTTCTTAGACACGAGGTTAGCTTCAACATTTGCAATTTGATCTGCGATTTTCATTTAAGTTTCCTTGATTATTTAATCATTAAACGCTTGGCAGTTATGATGGCCTGCCTCGCGCGAGTTATTGATTCGTTAGGGTCACGCTTGACCTGTTCAAATAATCCTTTGATTTCAGAGTCGGAGAACTCGAAGGACTTTGCAATCATCAGGGCTTGGGGATTCATCGGCACTGTTACCAAAGAAACTTCAATAAGCTCGGACTTGTTGATAGTCCTGCCCTTACTGGAGTTTGCCTTTGATTCATGAGGCACAAAGGAAACTGAAACAGCTCGAAGCATGCCCTGCTCGATCATCGAGTGAGCGAAGTCGACAAGCTTGGAAGTTCCCTTTGCTGCCAGCGACAGACGGCCCGTCAAGGCCCCTGCGCTTTTCTTAAGATTAGACCAGACGCCAATGGGCTGGTCATGTCGGTGCATAAACAAGGCCACAGGATTTTCCTCAAAGGCCTTGGTGTCCAATCCATCAATCTTGACAATATCACCGACACGATCAGGAGCCTCGGTCGATAACACGAAGTCATAAGTGTCTGAAATCTTTTGACCGGATTTTTTTACAATTTCCACAGGAATCGCCCTACTGGAGTTTTTCGGATTATAGCATAAAAAACTTGACATTCAACCAATTACTCCGGAAATGTCAAAAGCTGCCGTCTCAGCATCCGTGCATGGGAAGGCCGCCATCACCGCCGCCACTATCGGGTCAATCCTCTGGCTGGTCGCGCTCTTATCCAGCTTCTTGTTTCCCGAGGGGTCTTGCACCGCAATGGCATTAGCCACAGCCATGTTCAACAAGGGGTGAGCCCCATGGCAGATGCGCCTCTGAAGCAGGGCAGTCTCAAAGGCAGAAAGCCTTGGGCTGAAGTCGCGGTAGCCTTGGCCCACAGGAATCCATGACTCTGGCTCAAAGCCTGCGCCGATCGCCGCCTGCCTGAAATGCTCGATGCCCCATCGGTCGAACTGTACCGAGGCCACCAACATCTCGGAGGTCGCTTTCCGTAGGAACTCAGATACCCATGCGTAGTCTATCGTCTTGCCTGGTACGGCAATCATTAGACCGTCTCGAACCCATGAGTCGTATGGGGCTCGGTCGCGCCTGGCTTTATCAGACAGCCCATCTGCCGGAATAAAGACCCAAGGCCGTAAATGCACCTTTCCGGTCTCAGGGTCGCTCACAGCAGCCACGGCAGCCGTTAAGTCCGACCTCTGGGACAAGTCCAGCCCGATATGAACCGGCAGACGCCCAAACAGGCTGGAATCGACAGCTCCGGCATTCTCCTTCCAGACGCTCGGAGCAATCCATAGGTTTTGCAGGCTAATTCTTTGATTCAAAAGCAGTAGCCGAGCAGCTGCTTCTTGGCTTGGGATTCGGATGGCTTGCTTGAGCTGCTCCTCAAGGTCTCGGGTCGAGCGAAATGAGCCAAGTCCAGGGTTTGCCTTGGCCCATTGGGTTTTGTCCATCAGGTCGCAGTCTGGGTCGGCAGCGTAGACATGGCAGACGGTATGGGGGTCGCCAGAGCGAAGGGCATCGTCAATCCACAGGGACAGCATGTCGGTATCGCTTGCCGCTTGGGTCGATATGACAATCAGCAAGGGGGACTCATGAGCCCCTTGGCTGGTCGTGATGGCCTCGACAAAGGCACTGCTCGGGCCGACCACCTGCCCCATCTCATCAAGGATGGCGAGCTGAGGGGATAGGCCATGAGCCGTCTTTCCATCGGCAGCCAGAGCCTTAAACTCGGATCCGTTGGATGCTGAGACAATCCGCTTGCTCGAGGCGATGCACCTGAGCTTAGAGGATAATACCGGATTAAGCTCAATCATCTTTGAGGCCAGATTGAACACCAAGGCCGCCTGTTCTCGGCTCATTGCCCCCGAAATGACCTGGGAGTTCTTTTGACGGCATGGCCCGATGATATGCGCCAGGAGAATCACGGCAATAAGGGCGGTCTTGCCATTCTTTCGGGCAATGCTCAGATAAGCCCTGCGAGTGCCATGGGGGTTATCGTAAATGGCCAGAATGAACTTTTCTTGAAATGGCTCGAGCTTGAGGGGCTGGCCAACCTTTGCCCCCTCCGGAATCAGGCAGTGCTTTTCCGCAAAATAGCAGACCTGCTCACCGAGGGTCAGCTCGGCATAAGGCAGGCCTCGCCAGTTACGCTTAGCCGATGCAGTCATCATCGCCCCCATCATTCTCGGCAGCGTCCCGAGCTTGCTTTGCCCTTTCACCGATAATCGGACGCTTGCCCGTAGTGGCAGACGATACCGCAAAGATAGCCAGCTTCACCATCGCGCTGATGATCCTGCGCTCCAGAGAGTCCTGGGCAGAGAATATCGGATTCATGATATGGGTTCCCTTGGCATTGGTTAGCGTGTAGCCATCGCGCTCAATGACGGAGGCCAGTTTGTCAGCCTCAGCCAACCATCCCGAAAGTCGCGTCAATGCAATCACATCGCCCCTCGACCAGTCGTAACTTGCCCTGCATGTCAGTAAATCGTAGAAGTAAGCCTCGGCATCTGGGCTCAAAGCTTTCGTAGGTTCCCATGTCAAATTCTTGCCATTTTGAGCCGCAATCATCGAAGTGATATTTTGTTTTGTTTTCATTTTCAATCCTTTACGCGTACATACGCGTGAGTATGGTTGACCATACGCGTGAGTATGGTGGAGAGTTCAAGACCGCACTTTTAAAAGGGACCACGCCGGTGTGGGTCGTAACCCCTTGATTTTCCTATATCCCCCCTGCCTCCTTAGTTATCGGCCAGCCATCGAGGCCAACCTCAGCCTTGAGAGTACCTGATTCCATGCGCTGCTTAAGACCATTGTGACATGGGGCTGTGTGCAGGCATTGGAGATTGGTGATCTGCAAAGCCAAGTGGGGATGCGTAGCCCTTGGCCTGATATGGTCGACCGATACTGCGCCAGGAGTATCCCAGTCCAATGGCATCCGGCACATGCCGCACCCAAGCCCTAGCCTACGCCATCGAGCCCTTGCCTTGCCTCGGAGGGACTGCCATGCCACGGATGAGTAAAAGCCTTTCGTTGTATCCATCATGTCCTCATATATAAATCAATAACTTAAGCAACAAAGAAGGGGTGGGTATAATTTTCACGGTTAATAGTAAATTAAATTATACCCACCTAGTAGTAGTAGGTATAAAAGAGTAGGGTATAAATCCCCACTCTTTATAACCGTACTTTTTTGTACCCTCTAAAATTCAAGGCCTTCTTGGCCTTCAATGATAGGGGTAGATAGTTTATAAACATCAACCATACGACCGCCTTCACGGTTCTGCACTTGCTGCTTTACGACAAGCCCTTGGTCACATAGGGACTTAAGGGCATTGGCAACAGTCTGGCCAGAGTATTCTGTGTTATCGAACTGTCTTTTACGGATAGCTGTTGCCGTGACATAACGGTTCTCATCCTCTAAGGTCTTAGCCATTACGGCAAAAGACTCCAGCAGGCCCTCAGTCCTTAGCTTGGCTGAGACATCGCGCTTGGCTTCCTTAGCCTCAGCGATCGCCCCAAAGCCGATAGACCGATTCTCACGGAATATGGGAGCCAGGTCGATTTCAGGATTATCAGGATGCATTACGCTGAATCTCTGGTATACCTGATTGTCGACCGCGCGGCCTGAGCTGCACTTTGAGTGCTGAAGTACCACATAGTCCCTAGATTCCTTTGAATCCTTCTCTACGCCGATAAGCTCCAATTCTGCGACATAGGGCTTACGAAGGAATAAAACCTCCCTGACGGCTCCTGTGAGGCTAGAACCGCCACGCACTGAATCTACGGCATCATCATGGCCATTTGTGCCAGCCTTCCTTGGGTGATGGCTAATGACTACCGAGCATTTAAGCTTTTCGGCTAGAATCTTTAGGGCATTGGCTGCTGCCGAGAATGCCTGATTGGACTCATCGGTCGGAATCATGGTCGAAAGGGTCTCAAGGACAAGGATGTCCGGCTCATAGGCTCCGACATGGCGAACCAGGTCATCAATTAGGCTGGCTGATGGGACTAAGACCCCTGCCACGGTCTCAAGGATGCCACCTGAGAATCCTGAGCTGAAAAGGTTAATGCGCCCGACCACCTCATCATCTCGGCAGTTGTCATGCTCAGAGATGGCTAGGAGCGAATAGATATAGTTTTCATGGGAATCCTCTGCCGAGATAAGCACCGACCTGAGCCCTTGCTTTGCCATGTCAAACAGGTGTCGCATGATCAGGGTCGACTTACCAACGCCAGTAGGCCCTGCCAGCAATGTTACCTGCCCACGCCGATACCGACCGCCATAAAGGGCAGGCTCAGGCATAGGCCAAGACCTCAGTAGGTCATAGGTGATTTTCTTAGGCCCGACCAGCAGCTCAGGAATTGGGGCATTGGCCACATCGGTAAACTTTGGCAATGCTTCCTCATCATCCTGATAAATATAAGAATTATTCATTATTTGCCCTCAATTATGGCCGCAAAGCCAAGCAGCCTGTCTACGGTTCCTTGCAAATACTTAACATCGTCAGGGTGCATCTTTTCATTGCGCTGAATCATGTTCAGGGCAATTTTCATTACATGGAAGTCTCTGCCCACGCCAGGGTTTCGGCGCAATGTAGAAAACAAGGCAAGATCGCGGTCATAGGGCTTCAGAGGGTTTGCCTCGCCTGGCTCAAACAGGTCAGCCAGCTCAAGGCCGACCGCCGCTAGAACGGACGCCGGAGCGCATCCTGCGAAGCAATGAATCAAGATACGGTCTTGGACCTCTGTAATGGCCAGAGACGCCGTTTTATCGTCATGAGCTGGGCAGCATGCTGAAAAGCCTTTGCCAGCCTTACGCACCTTCTCAAGCCGAGCTAGGAGGGTTTCTATTTTGGTCATGGCTTCAGTTCCCCAGGCTTTTGGCCATTCCCCTCTGACTCTCGTGCTTCTCTGAGTAGGGCTTTGACTGCTGGATGGCTATCGAACTCTTGAGAGTTCCTGTCTGTTTTCTTAAGAAGCT